CCGAACCTGGGCGATCCACTCTTCGGACATGCGGGGGATAGAGCACCCATTTTTGGGGCGCTTTCAAGGCCTTTCTGGGGGAGAGAAAAGGGAAATCGCGTCAGGCGGTTGACGGCGGGGCGGCTGGTTTCTACATCAGCATCATCTCCCGAATTGTATCCCCTCTGCCGCTCGCCTCCGCGCGGGTGGCGCGGCCGGAGCTTTCCTATTTCCGCAACGGTGCAACATGGCGCGCGAGACGCAGGCCGTCCTCGCGGCGGCCGATTCCGAATGGCTGGACGAGATGGTGAAAAATCTGAAAGACGAGCTGCAAAGCCAGCTCAACCGGGTGCGGCAGGCTTCGCCCAAGCCCGAGGAGGACGAGGCCAAGATGCGCGCCTCGGACGCGCGCACCCTGGCGGCGCTGGAACGCACGCTGGAGCGGCTGGTCAGGCTGGAACAGGAACGCGCCGCGGTGCGCGAAAGCAAGGTGGCCAGGCATGCTGACGGTGCGCGCGCGGCGCTGGAGCGCCGCCTGGATAAACTCCTTGAGCCGCGAAAGCCGCGCAAGGCTTCTGGCAAGCCTCAGCGATGAAGATGCGGCGCTGCTGGACGACTGGGCTTTCTGGGCGCGGGATTCGCAATTGCCCCCTGAGGGCGACTGGCGCATCTGGCTGTTCCTGGGCGGACGCGGCGCGGGCAAGACGCGGGCGGGCGCCGAATGGATCGCCGCGGCGGTGCGCGAAGGGCGGGCGCGGCGCATCGGCCTGATCGGCGCCACCGCGCGCGATGCGCGGCAGGTGATGGTGGAAGGCGAATCCGGCCTTCTGGCGGTGGCGGCGGGGGTGGATTTCCAGCCGGCCAACGATCTTCTGCGCTGGCCCTGCGGGGCCGAGGCGCGGCTGCTGTCGGCGGCGGAGCCGGACTCGTTCCGCGGCCATCAGTTCGATTGCGCCTGGGGCGATGAATTCGCCAAGTGGCGCGACCCGCAAGGCGCGCTGGACATGGCGCTGATGGCGCTGCGGCTGGGGACGCGGCCGCAGATGCTGCTGACCACCACGCCGCGCGCCATTCCGGCGCTGACCGCGCTTCTGGCGCAGGACGGTGTGGTGGTGACCAGGAGCGGCACGGCGGAGAATGAAGCCAATCTGGCCGAGGGCTTCGTCGCCGATCTGATGGCGCGCTATGGCGGCACGCGGCTGGGGCGGCAGGAATTGGATGGCGAGATTATCGCCGACAATGACCGCGCCCTGTGGAAGCGCGCATGGATCGAAAAGTCGCGCGTGACCGAGGCGCCCGCAGTGGACCGCATCGTGGTGGCGATCGACCCGCCCGCCGGCATGAGCGGCGACGAATGCGGTCTGGTGGTCGCGGGGCGCGATGGCGAGCAAGGCTATGTGCTGGCCGACCGTTCGGCAGGCGGCCTCACGCCCGCCGCCTGGGCCGCGCGCGCCGCCGAAGCCTATGAAGAGTTTCAGGCCGACGCGATCATCGCCGAGGCCAACCAGGGCGGCGAGATGGTGCGCGCCGTGCTGGCGCAGGCGGGCGCGAACCTGCCGGTGCGGCTGGTGCATGCCACGCGGGCCAAGGCCGTGCGCGCCCAGCCTGCCGCCGCGTTGTACGAGCAGGGCCGCATCCATCATGCGGGCGCCTTTCCCGAACTGGAGGATCAGATGTGCCAGTATGACGGCACGCGCGCCATCAGCCCCGACCGCCTGGATGCGCTGGTCTGGGCGCTGGCCGATCTTTTCGGCAACGCCCCGCGCCGCCCGCGTGTGCGCAGTCTTTAAAGCGAAGGCGCCATGCCCTGGCCGGGCGCGGCATAGGCCGCCATCTCGGCGAACAGGCTGGAAAGCCGGATCAGGTCTTCGCGCTGGAATTCCAGCGGCAGCTCCGCGCCGCTTTCCAGCATCACCATCAGGCCGGGCTTGCCATTGTCGCGCAGTTCGGTGCGCACGCCCGTCACCGCCACGGGCTGCACCGGCGGATGATGCTCCGGCGGCAGGGTGGAGAGCATCTCACCCAGATGGGCGCTGGCGGCGGCGATGGTCAGGCCCGCGCAGTGGGCCGACAGTTCGACCGCATATTTCTTCCGGTCGGTGCCCAGGAACAGCAGCCTGACGGCGCTGGCCTCCGTATCGGCCTTGGCCTGCAGGACATATTCGAACCGGGGCGCGATCATCGTGGCGGCCATGGCGATTCCCTTTCCGGCGGCAGGATAAAGCGGTCCCAGGAAAAGTGCGAAGCGGTTTTCCGTCCGGGACCGCGACCGAGAATAGCGCAGAACCCCTTTTCAAGGAATGAAAACCCGATGCTCGATCTCTTCCGCCTTTTCCGCCAGCCGCCGGAGCGCAAATCGGCGCAGCCGCTCATCGCCCTGACGCTGGGCGGGGCGGCGCGCTGGGGCGCGCGCGATGCGTCGGGCCTGGCCCGGATCGGGGTGATGCAGAACGCCATCGCCTATGCCTGTGTGCGCAAGATCGCGGGCGCGGCGGCCTCGGTGCCCTTCCTGCTCTATGAGGGTGCGGTCGAGGTCGAAAGCCATCCGCTGCTGGCGCTTCTGGCGCAGCCCAATCCGCAGGAGGATGGCGCGGCCCTGTTCGAGCGCTGGTACGCCTTTCTGCAGAGCGCGGGCAACGCCTATCTGGAGGCGGTGACGCTGGACGGGACCCCGCGCGAGCTGCACCTGCTCAGGCCCGACCGGGTGAGTGTGGTGCCGGGGCCGCGCGGCTGGCCCGCCGCCTATGACTATCAGGTGGACGGGCGCATCACCCGCATCGCGCGCGAGGCGACGGGCTTCCTGCCGGTGCTGCATGCCACCCTGTTCCATCCGCTGGACGATTATTACGGCCTTTCGCCCCTGGCGGTCGCCGCCAGCGCCATCGAGGTCCACAATGCCGGGGCGGCCTGGAGCAAGGGCCTGTTGGACAACGCCGCCCGGCCGTCGGGCGCACTTATATATAAGGGCCCGGACGGCGCCCCCGGCCTGACCGAAGCGCAGTTCGGGCGGCTGAAGCGTGAATTGGAGGACAGCTACCAGGGCGCCTCCAATGCCGGGCGGCCGATGGTGCTGGAAGGCGGGCTGGACTGGAAGGCGATGAGCTATGCCCCCGCCGAGATGGATTTCTCCGAAACCCGCGCCCAGGCGGCGCGCGAGATCGCATTGGCCTTCGGGGTACCGCCCATGCTGCTGGGCCTGCCCGGCGACAACACCTATGCCAATTATGCCGAGGCGAATTTGAGTTTCTGGCGGCAGACGGTGCTGCCCCTGGTGGGGCGCACGGCCGCGGCGCTGACACGCTGGCTCTGCCCCCGCTTCGGCGAGGGCCTGCGCATCGGCTTCGACGCCGACGCGGTGGAGGCGCTGGCCGAGGCGCGCAAGGCGCTGTGGGGGCGGCTGAACGAGGCGGACTTCCTCACCGTCAACGAGAAGCGTGCGGCGGCCGGCTATTCCCCGCTGGAGGGTGGTGCGGCGCTTTAGCCCATGGCATGGTCTTGCGCATGAATTACGAGCTCGCCCTGGTGCCGGGGCGCACATGCGGCGACTGCACCGTCTGCTGCCGCGTCCAGACCATCGACAAGCCGGACGCGCAGAAGCATGCCGGCATGACCTGCCGCCACTGCCTGGACGGCGGCTGCGCCATCTATGAGACGCGCTATGAGGTCTGCCGCAGCTTCCATTGCGGCTGGCGGCAGATGCCGGGGCTGGACGAAAGCTGGCGGCCCGACCGCTCGGGCGTCTTCATCGAGTTCCAGGTGCTGGACCGCGATGCGGGCTACAGCCTGATGCTGGTGGGCAATCCCCTGAAGACGGTGCGCCAGCAACAGGTGATCGACTTCGTCGCCGGCAATGTGATCCGCAATGTGCCGGTGTGGATGACCCTGCCGGGGCCCGTGGGCCATCAGGGCGCGCAGAGCCTGCTCAACACCAGGCCGATGCGCGAGGCCGCCGCCGCCTCGCGGGCCAAGGTGAAGGAATTGCTGGAAGTGGCGCTGCGCCGGTTGCAGGCCTATCCTTTTCAGCCCTATGTCATGCGCAACAGCGGCAATGATGTCGGCGCCGCCGCCGATGCCTGAGGCCGCGGGGCGTTCCTGCGGCGGCTGCACGGTCTGCTGCATCGTGCCGGGCATCGACACGCGTGAGATTCAGAAGATCACCGGCGCGGTCTGCCGCCATCTGGGCGATGGCGGCTGCATCATCTATGAAACGCGGCCGCGCGCCTGCCGCGACTTCTATTGCGCCTGGATCGAAGGCCGGATGGACGAGGGCTGGCGGCCCGACCTTTGCGGCGTGCTGGCGCAGGCGATCGTGCTGGACGGGCGGCCGGGCATGAGCCTGATGCTGATCGCCGATGCGGTGAGGACGGTGCGGCAGGACTGGTTCATCGCCTATGTGCGGGACGCGGTGCGCGCCGGAATGCCGCTGGTGCTGGCGCTGCCGGGGCCGCAGGGCACCCGTTCCGCCAAGCTCAGGCTGGACACGCCGGAGATGGCGCGCGCGGCCGCGGGCACGCCGGAGCAGGTGCGCCAATTGCTGCGCAAGGCGGTGAAGACATTGGCGGGCGCGGGGTTCGAGCCGCTGCCGCTTCTGAACATGGGCAATGATGTGAGCCTCAGATGAGTATCGCCGACTATGTCCGGCCTTCGCCGGAGAAGAAGCTTCCAGCCGCCCTTGTGGCGGCTTTTTTGTTGCAGACGGCGGGGGCGCTGTTCTGGGCGGGCAGCGCCGCCGAGCGCATCGCCACCCTGGAGCGCACCGTCGCAGCCGACCGCACGCAGGTGGCGCAGGTGGCAGTGGTGGCCGAGCAGGTGCGCGCCATCAAGGACAGCGTCGAGCGCATCGAGCGCAAGATCGACGGGCCCCGGTAGGATCATCATGTCAGTGCAAGTCACTTACGCGCGCCGTCCCCTGGCGCGGCGGAATAATTTTGCCGGTTTGACGGCGCTGGGTCCCGACCAGTTCGAGGGCTATGCCTCGCTCTTCGGCGTTGCCGACGGGGCGGGCGATCGCGTCGCCCCCGGCGCCTTCGCCGTTTCCTTGCGGCGGCGGGGGGCGGGCCAGGTGCGGATGCTCTATCAGCATTTCCCGCATGCCCCCATCGGGGTGTGGGAAGAGATCGCCGAGGACCGGCGCGGCCTTTATGTGCGTGGGCGGCTTTCGACCGATGTCGAGCAGGCGCGCGATGTGCGCGCGCTTCTAGCCGATGGGGCGCTCAACGGCCTTTCCATCGGCTTCCGCACCGTGCGGGCGCGGCGCGAGGCGGGCGGGCGGCTGCTGCAGGAAGTGGAGCTGTGGGAAATCTCGGTCGTGACCTTCCCGCTGCTGGCGGGCTCGACGGTCACGGCCATCGGCGCGCGGGACGGGCTGGCGCGCGCCCTGCGCGACGCCGCCCAGGCGATGCGCGCCGCAACATGACATCAACCAAAGGAGACTGACGATGGAACTGGAATCCAAGGCTTTCGGCATGGAGCCGCAGGGCCTGGAAGTGAAGAAGGCGTTCGAGGACTTCCTCGCCGGCTTCGAGGCTTTCAAGGAGAGCAATGACGAGCGGCTGGCCTCGCTGGAGAAGCGTTCGGCCGATGTGGTGCTGGACGAGAAGGTGGACCGCATCAACAAGGCGCTGGAGACCCAGCAGCGCCATATCGAGCAATTGCTGCTGGAATCCGCGCGCCCGGCCCTGGGCGGGGAGCGCAAATCCGCCGATCCGCGCGGCCTGGAGAGGAAACAGGCCTTCGACCGCTATGTGCGCCGCGGCGATGCGGGCGGGCTGGACGCGCTGGAGCTCAAGGCGATGAGCGCGGGCAGCGACGCCGATGGCGGCTATACCGTGCCGCTCGAAATCGAGCGCACCATCGACCGGGTGCTGGCCAAAGCCTCGCCCATCCGCGCCATCGCCACGGTGCGCCAGATCGGCGGCGGCACCTATCGCAAACCCATCGCCACGGCGGGCGCGGCTTCGGGCTGGGTAGGCGAGACCGGCGCCATCAGCCAGACCAACACGCCCACCCTGGCGGCGCTGGATTTCCCGGCGATGGAGCTTTACGCCATGCCTGCCGCCACCCAGTTCCTGCTGGATGACAGCCAGGTGGATATCGAGCAATGGCTGGCCGACGAGGTGCAGACCGTCTTCGCCGAGCAGGAAGGCGCGGCCTTCGTGAATGGCGACGGCTCGAACAAGCCCAAGGGCTTCCTGGCCTACACCAAGGCGGCGGACGGCAATTGGAGCTGGGGCAATGTCGGCTATGTGCTGTCGGGCGCGGACGGCGCCTTCCGGGATGACGAGGAGGCGCCTGCCGACGCGCTGCTCGACCTGGCCTATGCGCCCCGCCAGGCCTATCGCGCCAATGCGCGCTGGGTGATGAACCGCAAGACCGAAAGCGCCATCCGCAAGTTCAAGGATGCCAGCGGCAATTACATCTGGCAGCCGGGCGCGGCGGCGGGCGAAGCCGCGAGCATCTTCGGCTATCCGGTGACGGAGGTGGAGGACATGCCCGACATCGCTTCGGCCAGCCACGCCATCGCCTTCGGCGATTTCGCCCGCGGCTATCTGGTGGTGGACCGGATCGGCGTCAGGGTGCTGCGCGATCCCTACAGCGCCAAGCCCTATGTGCTGTTCTACACCACCAAGCGCGTGGGCGGCGGCATCCAGAACTTCGAGGCCATCAAGCTCATGAAGTTCTCTGCGTCCTGAGGACGCGGAAAGCTTCTGTTTCCCCCTCCGGCCCACGCACGCCCGAGGGCGTGCTACGGCCACCTCCCCCGATGCAAGCGCGCTTACGCGCGTGCCGGGGGAGGTGGCCTGAGCGGGGTTGCAACAGGTCACGGCCGCGCCGTGGCTTCCTCTTGTGAGAATATCATGTCCCTGCAATTGACCTTCCCGCCCGCGCAAGAGCCGGTGAGCCTGGCCGAAGCGAAAGCCTGGCTGCGCGTCGAAAGCGGCGATGACGAGGATGCGCTGATCGCCGCCCTGATCCCTGCCGCGCGCGCCCGCGCCGAATGGCACACCGGGCGCGCCTTCGTCACCCAGGGCTGGACGCTGTGGCTGGACGGCTTCCAAGGCTGCATCGAGCTGCCGCTGCCGCCGCTGCAGGCCGTCACGGCCGTCACGCTCCATGCGCCGGACGGCGCGGCCACCCCGCTCGATACCGGCGATTATGCCGTGTCGGGCCAGCATCTGCTGCTGACGCCGCCGCCTTTTGCCTTGCGCGCCCGCGACGGCATCGCCATCGCCTTCACCGCCGGCTATGGCGACGCCGCAGACGTTCCGGCGCCCATCTGCCAGGCGATCCTACAGATCGTCGCCTCGCTCTACGAACATCGCGGCGGCGACGCCGCGCCGACGCCGGACGGCGCCCTGGCGCTGCTCGCCCCCTATCGCACCCTGAAGCTTTGAGGAGAATGAGATGACCGCCCAACGCGGCAGAGACCTGCTGCTCAAGATCGGCGACGGTGCCACGCCCGAAGCCTTCACCAGCGTGGCGGGCCTGCGCGCCACCACGCTCGCCTTCAACAGCGGCCTGGTGGACGTCACCAATGCGGATTCGGCGGGCCAGTGGCGCGAGCTGCTGGCGGACGGCGTCAAGAGCGCCTCCATCTCCGGCTCCGGCGTCTTCAAGGACGCGGCCTCGGACGCCGCCCTGCGCGCGGCCTTCTTCAACGGCACGGCGCCCAACTGGCGGGTGGTGATCCCCAGCTTCGGCGTGGTGCAGGGGCCGTTCAAGATCACCGCCCTGCAATATGAAGGCCCGCATGACGGCGAACTGAAGATGTCGCTCTCGCTGGCCTCGGCGGGCGCGCTGACCTTCGAGGCGGCGTGATGGTCAACCGGGTTCGCGGCGAAG